AAGCTAATACATATTTTGAAACCGTACCAGATTCAAGCACCTGGACTAATAAAACAGATGACCAAAAGAACAGAGCACTAATAGCAGCTACAAGATGGATTGACAGCTTTATATTCTATGGAGACAGATGCGATCAAGGACAGGCACTAAAATTTCCTAGAAATAACTACCAAGTAGATGATGTAGAGCTATCTTGCACAACAATTCCAAATAACATTAAGTATGCACAGTACGAACTAGCCAGAGCTTTAGCAAATGAAACAGATGCTATGACAGGCAATACAGGTACAGACGGAAATATTGAGGAAGTAAAGCTAGGAGATATTCAAGTTAAGTACAATACAACTAGCCAGGGAACTGGAACTGTAAATAATATTATGGATAAATACCCTTGGCTGCAAAGTTATCTTGGGGCATATATGCTAGGTGGAGCAGGAGCTTTTCAGATGAGAGTGGTTAGAGGATAATGGCAGGACAGTTGGATGCAGCATTTAAAAAGATTGCAAAGCAAGTAGTGTCTCAACTTGGAATTGCACTAGACACTTCTATCGTTTATACAAGAAAAGGCGTATCTAGCTATAACGCTGAAAAAGGAGAGTACTTAACTGTTGATACAAACTATACAATTAAAGTACCTATCGAGTTTGTACAATCTACTGAAGAATCTGGGTTTCAGGAGAATGTTGCGAGACTCTACATTACTCCAGACTTGATAGGTGATAGTCAGCCACTACTACAAGATGAAATAACTCTTACATTTTCTGGATCGACAAGAGGAGCTAAAATAACAGAAATTCGCACATTAAAAGGTGGACAGGAATACTTGTTCCGCGTTGATGTAATTTTCTAATGACTTTAGTAAACGCAAGAGCAGCATTTGAAACAGCTATATTAAACGCTGTCCAAGACGCAGATCCTACTGTTACTGTAGTATTTGATAATACACCCTTTTCTACACCAGGGAAAAATAAAAAATATGTAATGGTAAATATAAACTTCAATCAATCTACTACTCAACCTCAAGGTGCAGCCCAGACATATTATTCAGGGGTTATACGCTGTGGCATAATGACACCACCTAATAAGGGAAGTGCAGTAGCTTCTGCAATAGCTGAACTTGTAATAACAGGATTAACTTCAGTAAACGCTTCTAGTTATATAGATACTTTCTCTGTGACTCCTAGAGTTAGTGAAATAGAAGGACCAACAGCTATAACTACAGATAGAGACACACATTTTCTTAGTGTCATAAATTGCAACTTCTCGGCCAATGGTTAAAGACATAAGACATTTACCAAGAGATTTACGCAAACTTGTAACTGAAGCAAGAGCCGAAGCTGCACAAGAAATACAACAGTCACTAATGAACCGAAGTCCTTTTTGGACAGGAACTTTTGCCGAATCCTGGATCGTCAGTGGAACTGAAGTACAAGCCACAAGACCAAGACAGGGCGAGTTTATACCACAAGATGATGCTCCACCTAGATTACCAAGCAATATATTTAGAGAGTCAAGCCGAAAAGGGGCTAAAATATATCAAGCATTAACGAGTCCAGTATTTATAGGTAACGAAACAGATTACGCAGCTTTTGTTATTAACAAAGCAAAACTTAAAGGTAAGAAAATAAAATATGAGGACTTATTTAAAAAAGGATTTAACACAACACCTCGACCCAATGTTCCCAACTGGTACGATGTCTATACGCAAAGTAAGGAAATATTTAAAGACATAGATAAAGGGTTCTTAGCTTTAAATAGAGGTTTCACGACTAAGACAACCAAGCCAGCAGGAACATACTAAGCTATACTACAGGAATAGATACAATTTTTTATGTCAGCAACCAGAGCAATCGACAAACTAAAGAAAGCCTTTAGTGTCGAAGAACGCAGTAGCTACTCCATTTTTAAAGGAGAAGAACTAATATTAAAGATCTTCTGGTCGCCTCTAACCATAGCTGATAGAGACACCATAAACAGTACATTAATGGCTATGAACAAAGGACAAGAAGAAGGGAGTCTGGACTTTGCTCTTCAGGTAATTGTTACAAAAGCTGAAGATGAATCAGGCACAAAACTATTTTCTCCAGCAGATTTACCTGTTCTTAGAAGAGAAATACCTCTTGGAGTTCTTCTCGACATTATGAGTAAGATGCAAAGTTTGGGCGAGGAGGCAAGCCCCGATGCCGTAAAAAGCTAAGTTAAAAGAAGATAATTTTTTATACACACAGTTTTTTATAGCTGAAAAACTAGGTTATACCCATAGAGAACTAAGAGAAAAAATGTCCACACACGAGCTATACGCTTGGAGTGCTTATTTTAGTCTCAAAAGCGATAGAGAAGAGGAAGCATACGAAAGAGCTAAGAGACAAGCCCAGACTCGCAAAGTACGCTAATATAGAATTATTTAGTATAAATAGTCGTGGCTGCTAATTACAAAGTAAATATAGAACTAAATACCAAAAAGTTAGACAAGCAGCTAAAAGATTTAGGTGTAAAAGTAGATAAAGTTGGAAAAGTAAAGCAAAGTCAGTCTAAAAAGACTATAACCGATAACGATAAAGAGATAAAACAAGAGATACAACAAATAAGACTAACTAACGAAAAGCTAGGTATAGAAACTTCCATAAAGAAAATAAGATCGCAGATTAAAGATATAGGTAACGCAGACTTAAAAATAAAAAATGCAGAGACCAGTATTGATGCAAAACAATTTGACTTAGCTAAAAAAGAATTACTACTCGGAAAACAGCACGTTCTCGAAACTAAAAAAGAATTAGCTGCTGAAAAGAAAGTAACAGCAGAAAAAGTAAAACAGGTAAACCTTCAATCTGCTGGAATGAACCTTATAAGACTTTCAGGTAGGGCAGGAAAATTAGGAGGAAGAACAGCAGCAGTTATAGATCAGCAGACAGCACTTAGACAACCCAAAGGATTACCAAGTGCTTCAATGCTTAATGCGGAAGCCAGAGGAATAAAGAGACTTATTCCCACCAGATTAACTGATGCAGGAAATATTAGAGGAGAAGGTTACATAGCTTCTTCTGCTGAAAAAGCTGCCAGATTTGAAGAAAGAATAAACAAAGCTAGAAAGCGGGGTATAGAGAACAATAAAGATCTCGTTGGATCGGAAAGATTACGAAATAGACAGTTAATAAAAAATATAAAAGCAAATGAACAAGCTGCTAATGCAGAAGCTAGACGATTAAATCAAGCATTACGAAACCCACTCGGACCTAGTTCTCCTCTCAACTACAGAGGTAATCAGCTACTACCTGGACCAGCAGGATCGGGAAGAGGCGGTGGACTTACAAGTGCATTAATCAGTGGTGCGTTCCCTCTACTATTTGGTCAAGGTCCATTAGCTGCTGCTGGTGGTTTTACTGGTGGTTTGATCGGAGATAGAATAGGTGGACAGATGGGAGGCTTCGCAGGAGGTCTAATCGGAACAGCAGTAGTCACAAGTATTCAAGGATTTGTAACTGAAGTAGGAAAATTAGGAGCAGCATTAAATGATGCTACAAAAGATATAACAGCAGTTTCAGCAGCATTAGGAATTACTGGAACAGAGTTTGAAAAGAATTTAAAAACTTTAGAAAAATTAGGTGGCGAAGAAGAAGCATTTGAAGCAGCCAGAGCAAAAATGATTAGTTTAGTAGGTCAAGAAGGTGTAGATGCTCTACAAAACTTTGGTAAAGGAACCACAGAGTTAGCAAATCAATTCACAATAGCAATGACCCAGATGAAGGCTGGAGTAGCTTCATTCCTACAAGGAACTGGGATCGGTAAATTTTTGTTAAATAAAATAACAGACGCTAATTTATTTAGACAGGCCAAGACATCTACCGATCCTGAAGTTATAAAAGCTATGCAAATAGCAAATGCTTTTAATAAGGGAGTACTTATAAGGTCTAAGGAGGAAAGGGAACTGGTAGCTGAAGGAAAAGAATTAGGTTTTAGGGGATACTCTGACGCTGTTAAGAATGTACAAGAGCAACAAAGACTATCAAACAAACGAGCCGAAGATGCTGCTGTTGAAGAATTATTGGCAGATATACAAAAACAAAGAGTTAAAAATATATCTGAGGAAATAAAATTACTAGAGCAAAGTTTTGGATTGACTTCAGATGAATTTGAAATAGAAAAACAAATAATGCAAATGAAACAAGATAAAGAGATAAAAGACGAAAATGAAATTCGTAATAAACTTAAGCACTTACAAAATTTACAAAAGGAAAGACAGTTGGCTGAAGAAACAGCAGCAGCATTTGAGAGAATGTCTCAGACAATAGCAACTGATATATCCAATGGCATAAAAGGTATGATTCGTGGTACTTCCACATTGAACGATATGCTCAATAACGTGCTAAATAAACTTATAGATGCAGCCTTCAACATGGCTATGTTTGGTAATCTACAAGGCACACTAGGAGGTGGTGGATTATTTGGTTCAATACTTGGTGGATTCGGAGGTTTGTTTGGTGGTGGTCGCGGTGGAACAACTGACGTTTTTGCAGGTTTTAATCGAGGACCCGCAAGTGGAGTTACGATGAATAGTTTTGCTAATGGTGGCAGACCTCCTGTTGGTAGAGCTTCAGTTGTAGGAGAAAGAGGGCCAGAGCTTTTTGTGCCTGATAGGGCAGGTACTATAATTCCAAATCATGCTATGGGTGGTACAAATATAGTTGTAAACGTAGATGCTTCTGGAACAAATGTAGAAGGTGATGAACAACAAGGTAGAGAACTTGGTCGACTTATATCTGTAGCAGTACAATCTGAATTAGTACAACAGAAAAGACCTGGAGGTTTACTTGCATAATGGCTACTTTTCCTTCAATTACTCCAACATACGGACAACAAAAAAGATCCGCACCAAAAACTAGAACAGTTCGTTTTGCTGATGGTTATGAGCATAGAATATTGTTTGGGTTGGCTCAACATCAAAATCCAAAAATATTTAATCTTACATTTGAAGTGTCGGAAGCAGACGCAGATACTATAGAAACATTTTTAGATGCAAGAGCAAATGATAGTGCCAGCTTTGATTTTACCCCACCAGGAGAAGCTAGTTCATCTAAATTTGTATGCGAGACATGGACTAAATCAATACCATATTTAAACAGAGCAAGAATACAAACAACATTTAGAGAGGTGTTTGAACCATGAGTACTGCTCCTGTATTTAGTGAAGTTCAAAAAATAAATCCTTCTGCAATCATTGAACTTTTTACACTACAGCTAGACAACTCTTTACATGGTGCAACTACAATTTACAGATTTCATTCTGGAAGCAACTTAAATGCAAATGGAGAAATAGTTTGGGCTGGCAATTCTTACCAAAGATTTCCTATAGAAGCTACAGGTTTTGCATATCAACGTGGTCAAATTCCAAGACCAAAACTTGTTATTAGTAATGCACTTGGAACCATATCTGCAATTTTACTGCTTGTTAATCAGACAACGGCTGGTAATGATCTTACTGGTGCTACTTTTACAAGAATAAGAACAATGGCTAGATTTTTAGATGCTGCCAATTTTAGTGGTGGTAGTAATCCATTAGGTACACCTGATCCTACAGCAGAATTTAAACGTCAGATATTTATAGTTGATAGAAAGTCAGCAGAAAACAGGAATACTGTAGAGTTTGAATTAGCAGGGGCTATTGATATGGCTGGAGTTAGAGCACCTAAACGTCAATGTACTCGTGCATTATTCCCTAGCATTGGCACGTTTACACAATGAGTTGGAAAGATGACGCATTGGTTCATGCGAAAGACCAAGATCCTAAAGAAGCTGTAGGACT